CCCTCTTCCCTTTCCACACAGGGGTGTCGCCAAGTGGTAAGGCAAGGGACTTTGACTCCCTCATCCGCTGGTTCGAGTCCAGCCATCCCTGCCAGATTTCCCGGACGACGTCCTTATTCATATATAAGTGCATACGCTTCGTTAGCTCAGTAGGTAGAGCACCTGCCTTTTAAGCAGGGTGTCCGGGGTTCGAATCCCCGACGAGGCACCAAATCAGAAAACCGAGGAAACACAACGTTTCCCCGGTTTTCCTTTTGTTTTCAACGCTTTCCGGCTTTTAACCTTTTGCGTTTATCTTGCGGTAATTGCGTCTCGTCTGTAAAAATCACAAGAAAATTACATACGAATTACAGATGAAATTACAGATGAAATTCGCCCGTCAGGCGTTCTCCATGACGTGCACGGCCTGCCGCAGCGCCTCTTTCACCGTGGGGTCGTCCGTGTCCTGCATCATGCGCTCGATGGCCTCCTTGCCGCGGCTTTCGCGGGAGTATCCATCGTCGCGGGAATACCGCCCCATAGAATCCCTCTTGCGCCGGTACGAGCTGCCGCGCCCATACGTACCCCGGATACTTGCATCCCAGTCGCCGCCGCGGGAATACCCATCCTCGCGGGAATACCCATCGTCGCGGCTGTACCCGCCGCTCTCAAACATGGCGATCTTATCAATGTTCTTGATAGAGGACGTCAGTTTGTGGATCACGTCCAGCTCCCCGGTGCCCATCTCCTGCTTGCCGGCATACTCGGAAAGCTCGTCACACAGCATCTCACGGATGCCAAAAAGTTCCTTCATGTTCATGTCGTCCCTCCTCTCACGCAATTCTCTCAACGGTCAGATTGCTGTTGGCAAAGCTGACCGCCTGCGTACTGGTGTTCTTCATGGCGACCGTCAGGCAGCAGCCCTTCGGCACGCACACCTGCGCGGAAACGTAGATATTGAAATAGTTTTCCACGGCAGCAGGCGTCACCGTCGCTGTGGCGCTGGTCAGCGCCTCGCCGTTGACGGCCAGCGCAGCGGTGATGGCTCCCACGGCGCCGCCGGTGGGAATGGCGATGTTGCCTCCGTAAGTGACTTTGTACAGCGCTCTGCACTGGTTCGTCAGCCCGCGCAGCGTCACCACCCCGGCGCCCTCACGGTGCACGATGCACGGCTTGCTGTTGATCGCGGTTTCCGTCAGAGGCACATTCTGCCCTGCGGCCACAGTCACGATATTGGCGTTGGTAAATTCGGCCAAAATAATCACTCCTTTCAAAATACAGCGGCGGGACTATTGCCCCGCCGCGTTAGTGTCAGTATCAGCACGGGGCTGAACAGTTCGAAAATTCCGAACAGCTGGTGCTATGCAGTTGTCAGCAGCCGCAGCAGCCGGTATAACTGCCGCTTGCCCACGGGTTGCAGGAAGCATACGCCGGAATGGGTGTGGGGCGCAGCTGGGAGATCAGGTAGTTGTTCTGCGCAGCCTGAGATGCCTGCAAGCGCAGCTCCTGATTGGCGCTCTGAAGATCCTGCAGCTTGCTCTGCGTCAGGAAGTCCAAAATCGCGCGGGAATTGGCGTTCGCGTTTTCTACGATGTCCCGAGCCGCAGTCTGCACAGTGTTGCGAGTGTCGCAGGCCTGTGTCGCCATGTCGTACCGCACCTGGGCGATGGCCGCCCGGTTCTCGCAGCAGCACTCCTGGTTCTGCATCTGCATGGCATTGAGCTGCTGCATCAGCGCCGCCTGCTGGTTTGCACGGGACAGCTCCGCCGTAGCAAAGCCGCCATTGATAGAGTTGTTCAGGGCAAACGTGGAGTCGCAGATGCCGTTATTCACCGCGTCCAGCTTGCGCTCAACGGTGGCGAAGTCAGAGGCCAGCACATAACCGTCCATCACACTGCCGTTATTGTTGCCGTAGCCGTTACGACCCCAGCCAAACATCAGGATGATAAACAGAATGACCCACCATCCGTTTTCTCCGCCAAAGCCGCCGAAGCCGCCGCCCATCATGCCGGTAGGGGCCACAGGCATGGTCATGGTGGGGCCGCCGTCAGTAATTGCCATTGTTGTCACTCCTTTCGGATAAAGATGTATTTCATCAAATCGTGGCCACGATATTGATCACAAAAGGTTTTGGAACTGCCGCGCCATCGCCTGTGCCTGGTTCAACTGCTCCTGCGTCAGCGCGCCGCTCTGCAGCATTTTCTCTACCTCTGCTTTCGGGTCGCCCTGAAAGCGCGTTTTGAACTGCTGAAACTTCTGCACCAGCTGCCCAAAATTGCCCAGCGGGTTCACGTTCCCGCCCATCGCCTGATAAAACGGATTACTCATCGTCCTCGTCCTCCTCCGCCTTGCGCTTTTTCTTAGCCTTCATTTCGGCCACAATGGCCGCCAGCTTGTCCAGCTCCGCTCTGGTCACATATTCCGATCCGGGATCCTTTTTTGCTTCAGGCGCATTTGCAAGCCGCTCCACAAGGTCGTAGACCTTCAGCGTCGGCTTGCCACTGGCGTCCGCCTGCTTCAGGTACACCGTGGGTGCCGTGCTGTCCCACAGAGCCACCGCCGCATTGGGCGCCACCATCCAGCTCCGAGCCTCCTGCTCGCCGGACACCCATTGAACGCCGCTCTGCGGTATAGGGTTTTGCATCTGCGGCATCTGCTGGGGCATCATCTGCTGCTGCCTGAGCTGACCGAGGTTGTCCGGCATCGGCGGCATATAGGGGTTTCCGTAATAGGGATAGTTCATTCCTCATCCGTCCTTTCCCAAAAATACAAAGGTGTTTCGGCCCCGGAATCCCACGTGTCATGCCAGTCTCCGTCTATCACGCATACCACGTGGGACGCCAGCGCCAGAAGATATGTACCGCGCTGGTGTTCCCTTGCGAAGTCGCCCACGGAATAGCTGTCCGGGTAATCCTCCGGGATAATATGCCGCCTAAATCCCAGTTTTTTCAGATACGCGCCCCATACATTGTTGGCACTGGGCATATCCGCCAAAGCCAGCCCCTGCATACACAGCTGCACATACGTCTCATGCCATCCCTGCCCCGTGGCCTTGCAGATAGCCCTTACCGGGCAATCCCCCACGTTTTTCCCCGCTGGGTTGGGGTTGTAGCGCACGAACATCACGACCACCTCTCTTTGATGTAAGCATACAGGGATATGCCCGTTTCAAAGTGGCGATAAAGTAGCTGAAAAGTGCGCGTAAAAAAATCAGCCAACTCTATTGCGCTTTTTTATATTCCGCTGTATAATCAGACTACACACCACACGCCGCCGTACCCCCTTTCGGCGGCAAATAAAAAGCCACACCTTTTCAGGTGTGGCTTTTTTCTGCGTTCAGCCCGTCTGCAATTTTTCGGTATGCCCTGCGCCGGCATCGTTTTACCACGTCCACAGACACGTTCATGCGAAATGCCTGCTCCACGCAGCTCCGCCGCCGCACATCGCACTCCGCGATGCACTGGGCTTCCTCTTGGGGTAACTCAAAAGATTGGATCCATGCGATAGCCCTCTTGGGTGCCATGCCCTGCAGCATGGCGCGGATTTCCCTGTGCTCCTGCTTCATCCTGCTTACGCAGGCCTGCGGATCGCCTTTCGGCGGGATGGTGCCATAGGATGGTTGCGCCTATCGCCCGTTACTCCTTTCGTTTATTGGTTCCGCATTTTGCGAAGTTCCTGCTGTACCAGCGCCTTGTTGTAGTGGATGATCTTTTTCCCAACGCCCATTGCGGAGAATAGATATTGCCGCTGATCGCTTGTCAATCCACCAATGGAATAGATTTGCTCCATGACCAACAACCCCTTGCTGTTTGCGATGGTCTCACCGTTCTTGTTTTTCAGGGATTCCACGTCGCTTGTTTTCGCCCTTGCGATGACGTAATCGGTGGCGCTTATGCCCTTCTTTTCTCCGGCAAGCGCCTTTGTCACCCACGATTCCGGCTCGTATTTGCTGACCTTTGATTTTGCGATCTGGTCTGTAAGCGTATAGAGATCCTTTACGCACCGCACCTTTTCCTCATTTGTCAGCTTTTTGTACTCGGAATCCCTTGTCAAGGCTGTAAGACGCTTATACGCACCCTGCCCCTTTTGCTGGGCATACCTCACGTAATCGTCGGCACCGAGAGTGACCGCCTCTCCATTGACAGTAAGGTTCTTGCTGGCTCTGCTGGGGAATACAGATTCGCCGGTGGCATTGTACAACCGCATGAGTTCGTTTTCCATCGGGCTTTCGTCGATATTGGATGTATAGGCGGGATTGAGGAAGTTGTTGAACGCGCGTTCTCCCGGCTTCCCCGTCAGCTCTGTTCTGCCCCATGCGTCGATGTACGGTATCTGGTTGTAATCCCAGCCAGGGATCCTTGCGCTGGCTTTACCCACCGCATACTGCATATCAGGCGTGAGATACTTGTTGTTCTTATTTGTGTACGTTGTGTAGCGCTTGCCCTCTCCGGTGCGCTCCGCCTGTCCCAGCAGAGTAGGGAACGCCTGTGTCAGGTAGCTGGTGGCGGCGCTGGCAATCGCCTTGGGCAGCGCGGCGATACCATCACTCTTTGCATAACCTACAACGTCAAAGATGGCGTTCAGGCTTTGCAGACAACTCATTTCGAGCAGCGGCTCCGACACATTGGAAATGGCTGTAAGCAGCTCGGAAAGCGTCAGCGATTCCTTTCCGCCGTTTGTCTCCTCCCACAGGTTCACACCGATAAACAGCGGCAGGCACTCAGGCGCCAGCCAGTCCAGTGTAATACTTGTGCCGTCCGGCAGCTCCAGCGAGTACGTCTGATGGCCTTGCAAATCTTCAAACTCGCGTTTGTCGTCGTCATCACCGCCGTGCCCGCGCAAAAGCGCCTGCGACGCAAGATACACGCCAAGCCCCAGCAGGCCGGTGCCGGTAAGACCGGCAGAAATGGAATCAATGGCCTCTGCTCCTGTTTTCTTCCCGGTTCTCACGTCCCACAACGCCTGTTTAATGCCGTTCGCAAGTCCGAGGGGGCTGTACTCCACGCCGCGCATAAGAATGTTGGCGGGAGTTTTGCGGAACGGGAGAATGCCCTCAATAATGCCGGTGGCGATTTTCTCCACGCCGCTCTTGCTGCCGCGCCGCCTTCCGATCTCACTGACAAACTGCGAAAAGGCGTTGGTGTCGCGGTATGTGGCCTTTTGCGCTTCTTTAATGGCATACTTTCGTGCTTTTTCTATGCCCTTGCCCTCGGCGATCATCTCGGCGGTAATGCCATTCGCCTTGCAGTATTGCGCCATAGCGTATGCATAGTGCGGCTTGGAAAACCACATATCCTCCGTTTCAAGGGCGGCGCTGTTAAATCTTCTCGCTTTTTCCAGCCCCTCGCTTACCTGCTTGAGTCCCGGAATCTTGCTTTGGAAAATGACGCGCCCTTCCTCTATCGCTTTATTGGCGTTGGCAAACTCACTGTATTTCCCGCCGCCCATTGCCACGTCCTGAATTTTATCAAAGTCCGCAGCAGCAGCACTGAACAGCGCTTTCCCGCCTTTCCCGGAGACAAATGCCTTGCTGCGGCTCAGCTTGCCTCCCGAAACCTTGTTCACGCCAGCTTCAATGCCTGTCGCAATGGCATTTTTTACCGCTACAACAGGGGCAAACCCGGCGTTGCCGACAATGTTTCGGATGTGTGTTCGCGCATTGCCAAGCATAGCCAGATACCGCCACGCGTTCCATTTGTCAATGAACCGGGAGGGCATTTGACGGCCAATGTCGCGGTAGATGTCGGTCAGAACGTTATCCCGCTCCGTCTGGTCTTTCGCCCGCAAAAACCGCTCCGCCAGCTCCCGATCGATCTTGAGCTTAGGAGACTTTTTATCCCCGTACCGCTTGTTGATCTCCTCCTGCAAATTCTTTACGCTGCGCTGTACCTGATACAGCTGTGTCTCCGGGCTGAGCTTTTTCAATATGCGCGTGGCTTGCAGGGCTTGTGCCGCGCTGCGCTGGTGCTCCACCATATTATTCAGTATGGTAAGCGCTGTAGCGGTGTCTCCGCTGTTGGCCGCGTTGTTATACAGCGCCCAGCCCATCGCCGTGTTTTCCTTGGACACATTTCCTCTGCGCACGTTGTCTGTCCACGAGGTAAGTGCTTGCGCCCAGCCCACGTCCCTGATTTTTGTCTCTGCGTCAGAAATGGCCTGCTTGTCAGAATACGTCTCATAGGAATATTCGCCGCGCAAGGCCAGCTCCTCGATGGTGGGGACGATTTCATCAGGCGTGGCGTTTGCTTCAAGTATCGTGCGTACCGTCTGCGACACCTTTTCCTTGTCACTGGTTTTGCGGGGGAGCCGTACCTGCCGTGTGGCATTTTCGCCCTCCGGGATTTCGCCGTATCTGCGAATATAGGTATCGCGCAGATCCTCCAGCTCATCGGGGAGCCGCTGTGTCTCCCGCAGTTGAAATCTGGCACCCTCTACGCTGTTCACGGCATCCAGCCGTGCTTTTTCGTCTCCGCTTGTGTATTCGATCATCCGCACACCGGCGTTTTCCAGCGCTGCCTTTACCTCCGCGCTGGCGTCGTTAGGGATGACCGCTGCCAACACCTCATCAAATCCTACGGCTCTTTGCGGCTTCGCCTCGAAATACCCGGTCGGCATATTGGAAATGTCTTTATACAGCTGGAGCACTTTTTCCGCCGTATCCGGTTTGATTTGCAGCGTGGGGTATGTCCGCAGCTCTTTATTAATTCCCGCCACAGTCTGTTTTGTACGCAGCGTCTCTACAATAGCCGACGCCGCATCGTCCGATGCGATAAACTCATTTCTTGCCGCAGGATCCTTGATTTCGTTGGTCAGCTCCGCAAGGCGTTCAGAATACTTCTGCCGGATAGCACTGTATTCTTCCTCGGTCATTTTCTGCAGCCGCCCGGAGTCGGCCTTGATCTCGTCAATAGAGCCGTAATCCTTTGACGCAACACCCCAAATTGCCTGGCCACCAAAGAATGTGTTGGCACCCTTCTGATCGCCTTGCTTCATCGCTTTAACAATGTTTTCCAGCGTGATTTCATAGTGCGTTGCCGAAAAACTCCTGCGATTGCCGGAGGATGTATAGTAGTCCTTACCGTTGTAAATGCCCTCGTTTTTTACAACACCGTCAAACAGATTATCCAGCCATTGCTCGTACTCCTTCTGATTTACCTTGCCGCGGATAGCTTTGTTGGTGGCGTCCCTGTCCACTTCCTCCGTTACAGTCTCCGTGTTACCAGCCAGATATTTCCGCGTATCCAACATATACCGCATCTTTGCCGCAACGGTTTCTGCATTTACCACATCAGCCGCATCCTTTGCAGGCAGCCCCAGCTTTTCGTAGTATTTTTGCAGCGCGGCGTTCAGCGCTTCGCCGTGTTCTTTGTACCACAGTTTTCTTGCCGCAATAGGCGACTCGCCGCCCTTTGCGCGAAAATCGTTTACAGTGCTCTCCCCCAATTCGCGGATCAGGAACAATGCCATTTCCTGCTGGTTGTCGTCCATGCGTGTGACTTCGCGCTTCATTACATTTTCTACCGCACCCCGCCCGGTATCTTCCAGATAAATGTTCATCACGCGCGGGTCGTCGCGCATAGCCCCGACAACTTTATCTACGCCGCCCTTCCGGTTCAGCTCATCCTCCAGCGTGTTTGCCGCAGAATATAATGGGTCTGCAAAGCTCCTACCTTTCGACCGCTCCATACGGTAAAACAGGTCGTGGATTTTCTTGGCGTATTTCTCATTTACCTCGTACTCGATTCGTGGGGCAGTTGGTGTCCATGCGTCGTAACCGTATACCTTGTTGCTGCGGAACAGCTGCGGGTCGATGGTATCCTTGCTGAACACAAACGAAATGTCGCCGTACTCGCCGTGGCCTTCGTCTGCCTTTACGATGGCAATACTCGGCATGGGAAGTCCGCCCAGCTTTGCGGCATCCAGCAGGTCCTTCTCTGTCAGGTTATGCAGCGCCAGCAGGTTTTTTGTCTCCTCCACAGGCGCTTTCAGCGAGAACTTTGGCTTGACATTTTCGCCATCGGTGGGTATACTATTAACAGAAGCATTCCCCAACAGAGCGCCGGAGTTTCCGGAAGAGCCAGCAATTCGGGGGGTGCTTCTTTCTTGCATTTTCCCGATATTGTAGACAATGCTCCCATCCTTACCCAGCGCAACGGAAATGCGCGTTCGATAATACTTTCCATCGAAATCCATGAAATATGCCGTTCGATAGTTCCAGCCGTCTTTTGCCATGTCCCCATGTCGTCCGGCTTCATCAAGAACAGTCTCCCCACCTCGTACAGATACCTTTATCAATTCGTCAATATGCGATGCGGCGTTTGCCTTTCGTTCAAAAGTTTCATCGCTCATTGTCTGTCCGTAATTATTATATCTGCTGCTGAGTTTTCCGGCTGACGTCCTCGTAAGAATGAGGATGTCCCCATCTTCGGCTATCAAGCGCACATCTTCATTGTTCCGGATTTTTCCGTTGATGTAGTTCTCCAATTGTTCGCTCCATGCCACAGGATCGTTGCCAAATAACACTTGTCTGTCCGCCTGAACATATTTCATGCCATTGGGGAACTGCTTGATCTGATACTTTGCACCGTCGCCCTCACCGGCGGCGGTTTTTGCCTTCTCCGCCTGTTGCTCCGCTGCGTCAAATGCTTTCTGCCACTTCTGCGCCACCGCCTCCAGCTCCGCAAAGTCCTTGCCGTATGCCTCCTGCGCCGCCGCATCTCTGGCCTTGCCGGTAAAGATGGACTTAACCTTTGCGATGAACTCCTTCAGGCTGCCCAGCAGCTTTTGCGCTGCCGTGCGGTTGCTCTGGGAAAACTCACGGAACAGGTCAGGGTTTTCCATCATGTCACCGGCGAAATCCGCCGCGATCTCGTCCATCACCTCGTCCTGCGTCAGCGTCACGCCGGCGCTCTCCGCCTTTTCCCTGTACCACTCCACGACCTCGGCCATTTCGTCAATGCCCTTTTCGCGCATACGGTGCTCCATAGCTGCCTGGCGGAATTTTCTGTACTCGGCAGGGGAGAGGTCTTGCATACGGTGTGTGACCTCGTGCGCAGCCACGTTCAGATAGGGCTTGTTGCTGTCTACGGCAATCTGGATCAGGTTCTTATCCCTGATGTACTGGCCGTTGGCCTGCCCGCCCATAACGCTGTCCACGAACTCGATACGCACACCCAGCTTTTTGCCCATCGCGTTCAGCGTGGCCGCCGTGCGCTTGCTTTTGGCGATTACCGCGCGGGAATAGACGTTATCCGCCAGACCGGCGCCCGCCGTGGTGGTCACGCTCTTGACCTCCGCGTTCTCCCGCGCCACCTGTGCCGCCGCGTCCTCAAGCCCAGCATTGTACGCCGCGTATCTCTGCTCCGGTGTCAGCATGGCCGCATACGCGCCCTTCGCCTTGCTTGCTTCAATGCCGTTCAGCCCGGCATTGTACACGCTGGAGAATCCTGCATACAGGGCGGGCACGTCCTCCGCCGTCCGGCTCATTTCCTGATACGCTTTCTGCCCAGCCTCCAGAAAGCCGCCTGTGGGCTTCTGTGCGCGTCTCTGCGTGACAGGGGTAGCCGTGGTGCCCTGCGACTGCGTCTGCGTCGTGTCGCGGCTTGCAAGGGCGGCAATGTCACGTTTCAGCTGGCTGATGGGCTGCTGTGTGTTCAGCTTCACGCCGGTGTTAGCCTCCAGCGTCTCCACGGCCACAGGATTCTTGGCAATAGCCGCCGCCTGATTGCCGGTGATGCTCTCGCCCCGCGTCACAGCGTCCACGGCCTGTGCCGCCTTGCTGTCCATCTCCGGTGCGGTGTTTTGCCGCACGTCGCGGGTATACTGCGCTTTCGCCGCGTTATATGCCGCGCGGTTGGCAAGGGTGTTGAGGCCGATCTGCCCTCCGCCCAGAAGGCCACCCACGACGGCACCACCGGCGAACTCTTCCGCAGCTGCCGCCGGGTCGAGGATAGCGCCGTTGCCCACGCCTATATACGGGTTATCCCGCCCATAGACGGTGTTCTGCATGGCGCGTTCAATCACGCCCTGCACAACTTCCTCTTTACCTTCCTCCAGCATGGAATCCACCCATGATTTCCATGCGCTTCCGCCGGTCTGTAGCTCTTTTGGCAGCGTCTGAATACCGCCGCCCACTTCTACAGCAGCGTTCATCAGGCCGTTCCCGACTGCGTACAACGATGCCCGCAAGTCGTCTGCGCCGTCTGCTTTGGCCTGCTCGTAGCCGGGGCCGAACACCTGCACAAAAGAAAGCTGGAAATTCGGGTCTTTTGCCATTGCACGCATACCACGGGATATAGTACCGACAAGCCCCGGTGTCGCTGCTGCCCGCTCTGCCAGTGCGCCCGCTTGTGCCGCCGCACTTGCGCCTCCGGTCAAAAACGCAGCCCCAGCTTGCGGTATAGCCGCTACTGTTGCGGCGGCCATGTCCTCAAACACCTCTGCCGCTCTCCCGCCGCGCTGTGTGTTTTCGGAATAGCGCTGCTGCACACCCTGCGCCTCTGCGTCAATGGCCTGATTCCAGCGGTTAAACAACCACTTGCTTGTATCGGGATCCCAATACCCGTTTGTGCCTTCTCTGGCAAAGTTTCCCAACTGGTTCTCCAGCCACGCGCCAGCAATGCTTCCGACCTTTGCTATCTGCGTCAAGCCCATTTGTCCGGCCTTTGCCAAACCTTGCCCCACATTGTAGCCCTCGCCGAAGATGCGCTTGTCCGCTCCGTAGTTGCCCGCCCCCAGCGCGGAGATGTTGCCCACCTCGCGCCTGTTAGATTGCTGCGTTTCCGCAGCGTTTCGCCGTGCATCTCTGGTCTTTGCCTCCGCGTCGTAAACGGCTTTGCTCTGTGCCCCGCCTACATAAGTGGCTTTTACGCGCCCGGTTTTTTGCGCCGACCCACCGGTGTATGTTACATCAATACCTCGTTCTTTTTTTGCGGCGTTCCCAACGTAGGTAACTTTCATGCGCCCTCCTATTCGGTCACGTTAAATCCCATTTTACGGATTTCTTGCTTTTGCTTCGGCGTCAGGTCGTCCCACACGGATTCTACAAGCTGGCTTGCGCCAGATATGTTCCCGGCGGAAAGCTTGCCGCTGATTGTGCGTTTGATGTCAGAAAAGGACGAGCTATAGGAATTTCCTGTTTCGCCTCCGGACGAGCTAACTGTTCCGGTCACATTTCTGTTGTACGTTTTCCCGCTGTTATAGCTCGTGCCGCCATACGCGCTTCGCGCCGCGCTCTGTGCCGCCTTCAGTCTCGCGTTGTAGTCGCTCAGGCTGTCGCGGTACCGGTCGTACTCGTCGTTGGCCAGATTGCGGTACAGGCTGGCGCTGTCCATCAGGTCGCCGCGCTCCTGAGAATACAGCTGCCGTGCCACTTCCTCCAGCTGCGCCATGTACTGGTTGTACTGCTGCTGCGCTGCTGTGGTGGCGTAGGAAGACGCAAGGCCGCCTGTCCTGCTGGCCACCTGTCCCAGCACGTCCTGCATGCTCATCCTGCCGCTGGCGCCGTACCGGTCGGCCAATGCCTGATACTGGCTGCCCTTTGTCCAGTCGTCGTAGTTCATGCTGGTCAGCTGCCGCGCCAGGGCGTTCAGTTGATCCATGTATTCGCTGTTGTAGGTAGGCAGATCGCCGACGCTTGTGGGCATAGTCACTGTCTGCGTGCTTTTTTTGCTTGTGGAGGTAGACGGCGGCGTGTAGCTTGCTCCGCCGCCCTGAATGCTATCGGCCACGTCATACGGCGATTTGCCAGCCGCCAAACCGCCAGCCGCATTTTTGATGATGGTGTCGAGTATTTTTGACGCTCCGCTTGTAACGTTGCGCCCAGCGTTATTTACGCCGTCAAAAAACCTGTTTACGTTATTCGCCATCGAACTGCCGCTGTTCGATACGCCCGGTTTGCCGGAGCCAATAATGTCACTGTCATACTTCTTTCTTGTTGCCATGCTACACCTCCGTGTTTGCGTTCTCCAGCGCCGCCACTCTCTGTTCCAGCGCCGTGTAGTTATTCTCCAGCGTGGTCACTCTCCCGGCCAGCGCCGCGTAATCGTTACCCAGCGTGTTCACAGTTTGGCTTAGTGCCGATAGGCTGGAAGTGTGACTGTTTACCGTGCTTTGCAGGGCGGAAACGGTGTTCTGTAAGGCTGTCAGAAGAATGTACATTTCCGCATTGGAAACGCCCGCCTTGCTGACGTTCTTTGTCACGTTGCCCATCGCCCAGTCTGTGCGCTGGCACATGTACTTGATGTACTGCTCCACCATGCGCAGCGCTTCTTCCGGGTTGCCCTTCGGAAGCTCGTTCAGGCTCTCAGGGAAAACGATCATTTCACATCACTCCCTATAATGAACTCGCGGGAAATGCCAAGAATGGTACATTCTCCCTCACCCTCAAGCCGCAGCTCGAACTTGTCACACCGGTTTGTGGCAATGCGCATGGCGGTCACGTTGTAGTCCCGACCGGCCACTCTGCCGCACTCCTGCCATGACTTACCGTCAAATCGTGCCTTTGCGATCACGTGGCTGCCGGCAGGCAATTCAAGGCGCACAAGCAATTTGGAGTACGTTTTCTTCCCGTCAATCGTCTCGTACATGGGCGTGAACTGCGCCACCCACCGCTGATCCTTCGGCGTCGGCGCTCCGTCCAGCAGGTACACGTCGCCGCTGCCGTCCAGCATATAGAGATCTTTCCCGATCCGGGCGAAGTCCACCGCCTCCGTGCCGTCCTCCAGCACCCATATACCGGTCTTTGTCTCATATACCATCAGCTTGTGCGCTGCGCCGTCCTTTACGCTGAGATAGTAGCTGTCGCCGTCGTTGCCCGCTATCGCATCTGTGAATTCCTTTTCGCCGAAGTTGTCGCTGATCAGCGTGGGCGTTCCGCCGGAGTAGGCGTACACGCCGTGGTGTCCCTTGTAAAACAGCGTATCGTTGATGACCTGCTGGCTCTTCTGGCACCCGTCCTGCAAGCCCTCCATCTCGTATGTGTACATGGCGTACTCGGCGGGATAGCTGCCCAGCATCTTGTGCAGCTTCGTCTCCTTCCAGAACAGCACAGAAGAACTCAGCTTGCAGCACCCGGTAAATTTGCCCTCTGTGCCCACCGCCAGCGTATACGCGTCTGTGCTCAAGCCCTCATACACGTAGAAGTTGGTGGGATCGCCCAGGGCGCTGGCATAAATGGTCTGTGTATCGCTGTCACAGCCCCACAGCCGGTTCTCACTCTCGCATATAAAGTCGAGGTCGGGGATCTTCCGCTCCAGCTTAATGGATGTGCTTGCTTCGTTCACCGCCACAAACGTGTTGTCCGCCACCGTGATCGTATTGGAAGTGACCGCCTTAATGACAAAATCCTTGTTGTTCTCCGTCTTGGAGGTGCAGCCGGAAAGTGTCACGCCATCACCCACCTTGAACTTCGTGGTCAAGTCCGCCCAGCCGTTCACAGTTATTTTGTTTGTGGCAAACGTGGCCTTGCTGCCCGCCAGCTCCGCCGCCAGCGGCTTTACCTGCTGATCCTTAATGTCCAGATATACCTTGTCCGGCCATATCACCATTTTAGTGTTGACCACGGCAAACTGCTTTTTGCCCGCCGTCACCGTGCCGACCACCTGCCCGTCGTACAGAAGGGAAGTGCCCTGCACCGCCACCAGCTTGTCCCACGACGTCAGCGCCGTGGCGTTCTGATACGCGGTCTGCTTTACCCTGCCTTTCCGCGTGGTGATATACGGCCACCGTCTTGCGGACAGGTTCAGGCTGTCCCGCAGATCTCCGTCCGCCAGTTTATCAGACCAGTTGATCCCGCGCATCTGCACCGTTTCTATTTTGTTCGGACGCAGCGCATAGGGAAGCTCCGGCAAACGCATCACATCACCTGCACATTCCCGCTGTTATCGGGGCAATGATTTCTCCGCCACCAGCCCAGCGCCTCGTTGAGCGCCGCATCATACACCGCCTTGTCGTTGGCATACAGCGTCGTCTCGTTGTTATAATAGTCGATCTGGCCGCACAGATACACCACATACACCCAGTCATGGGGCGCAGGCAGCAGCAGCGTATCATCCTCCGCAGGCCAGTTGTATTCCGGCATCTCATGATCCAGCCGCTCCGCAAGCTGCCGGTCAATGCCTGTCACCCACTCCACCTTCTGGTCGTGGCTGATGGTATTCAGCCGCAATTCATCCGCTCTTGAAATGGCCTGTGTAATGGTCATTTGCCCTCACCTCACTTCACCAGCTCCCACGTGCCACACGTTCCTGTGCTGTTCAGGATCTTCACCAGCAGTTCGCCGGGGGTCATAGGCTCCAGCGGCTCCGCAGGCTTCGTCTCCTCCACATACGGAATACCGAACCATTCACACAGCCCCTTGGCCGCGCTCTCGGCGATCTCCTTCATGTGGGTGTGGAACCATGTGGCGTCATCCATGTTGTCGTGGAACGCGTGTTCCTCGTAGAAGGAGACGGCCTTCGGCACACGCAGCTCATACCACTTGGAGCTGGCTACCAGTTTCACCGTGCGCGGGTAAATCTGCTTCCGGTACTTCACCATGATCTCGCCCAGCTTCTTGCCGTTCTTGGAGTAGGTGTAGTACATGGGATAGCACCCGCGGGAGTTGCCCTTGCCGTCTGCGCTGCCGTTGGTGTGGCTGACGTAATGCACGTCTGCGCCCCACGCGTCGCTCTCCCGCACGTTCTGCTTCATGATGGCGTCGCCGTTGTCGCCGTTCATGGGTGTACGCCGATAGCCGCGTTTCGTCTCGATGCCGCAGCGGTTCAGGATCGGCTCCAGAATGTCGATGTACTCATTGTTCTCCAGTGCCTCATAGCACTGTTTCCCGTCCGGGCGCGGATATACACAGGGGTTTGCCATGTGCATAGCCGGGGACAGGTAGACCTTCGGGGCGGCCATTTACATGGCCTCCTCGTCGTTGGTGGACTTCATCTGCTTAAACACCTGATTAACGCCCGTTGCAGTCAGGCCGGACATAATGCCCACTGCGATCGCCGTAAAGTAGTCATCGGCGGGAAAATCCGGCATGTGGAACGCCAGCGCCAGCGCACCGATGATGCCGCCGCACACGCCGCAAATAATGGGGATCCACTTGCTGTCCAGCGCCGTAGCCTTAACGATCATGCCGATCAGATAGCAGATGACGATGATAGCGGCAACAGTTGCCACTCCGATAGTGTTGATGTCCATAGTTTTATCCTTTCCGGCTTTACGCCTCTCGCTTGATGGGCAACTTCCTTACTTCCTCCATGACCCTTTTTGCACTGCCGTTGCCGCCCATCTTCTCATACGGCTGGTACAGATAGTCATTGAGGTTTTCGTACTCGTCCTGCGTGATGTACCCCCGTGTCACATACGCCATGCCCAGATGGATGATGCGGTCATGCGCCAGACCCACCAGCATTTTCCGCTCTGCATTGTTCTTGTCCGCCCGCTTCGATACCAGTGCCCACAAGCCGCTGCTTGTCAGCACCGCTACCGCCAGCGGTACGGCGATCTGCTGTACCCACGGTTCCATTCGCTCTCCTTTCCGGGCTTACGCCCTGTCTGTTCTCACACGCCCAGCATATCATTCGCCCTTCGGGAACCACCGCCCCGCAGCATACACAAGCGTCCGTCATGTGATCTCCTCGTTAACCGTGATGATGCTGTCTCCGCTGATTTCCGCACAGTTCAAGCGGAAGTAGGCAGTATTCGCTAAGTCCACGCCAGTCCAGTTCTTCACGGTAAACTGTGTCCAGATGTTGTTGTCATCCTTCACGCCCGACAGCGTGCCGCCCAAGCCGATAGCGTTTGTCTGACCCAAATGGACCTTGTTTGCGTCGTAAAACGCGACACGCTGGTTTCCGCTGTTCAGCCCCGTGGTGACACCGTTCTGCCACTTGACATTTTTCAGGTGGACTACATCGCCGAATTTGACCGGGATAAAGCCGGTCAGATAGCTGTCGTTCTGGCCAGTCGGAGCGCCATCGCTCCCCAGTCGGTAGCCCTTTTCCCATCCCACGCCATTATAGATGCTGCCGTCCGTGTCGGTGGCACTGGGCAGCAGATTGGTGTAGCTGGGTGCGCTGGGGTCGATCACAGTATAATCAAATACCCTGTCAACGCCGGGGCCGTAGTGGTCAACATAGATCTTCTTGTCAGCACGGTTGATGCTAAATACGCAGAAGGACGTTCCGTTGGCTGTCCCTGCCGTCTTGGTGTAAGTGTTGCCATCCGCAGACACACGCTCCCGCCCGTTCATGATGTTGGGGCAGCAGATGGATAGGAATGCCCCGCCCACGATCTCGTTGGCATAGCGATGTTCATGGCCATGAATACACCCGATGATTCCCGCCGGTGTGATTGTTGTAAAGTTGTAGTTCACCGTCACTCCACCGTGGGTGATGCTGCCGCTCTTTTTGGTGGCGTAGGCCTTTAGCAGTGTCGCCGCGTTGGCCGTATTGCACGGATGCACCGTACCGCTGGGGTCGGTGTAGGTGCCGGACGTACCTAAAACAGCGTGCGACAAGACCAGAATTGACCACTTCGATGGGTCGTCCACGCCGCTGAAATTCAGCGCGTGGTCTGCCAGCCACTGGAGCTGCGCAGCGCTAATGTTTTCCACATTCAGAAACGCGCAGTTTTCCCCAGCACCCACCTGAGCGCTGCCCCAGCTCCGCCGGTCGTGGGTGTCCAGATAGATCAGCCGCAGCCGCAGCGCGGGGAAGTCCATGTAGCCGTAGGCTGCGTTGTCCGGAACATAGCCGTTGCTGGCCAGATTCTTCCGGCTGATGGCGGCGTACACCTGCGTCTGGGACATCCGGTTCGCCGTGGCCTGATAGGGCGCATCGTCGTGGTTTCCAACGCACCATGCCTGCCGACCGGGAAACTTAGAACCGATCAGCAACTGATAGTCGGCCATATCGCGCATAGCAGATTCCACTGTCGTGTTGTAGGCACCGGTGGTGTAGTCCCCCACATGGGCGACAAAATCCAGTGCACACCGTTCGTTCAGCCGTTTTAGTGCCTGTCCCGCCTGTTTTCCTGCGGCATTCCCCGTGTCGGTGTAGTAGCCAAGATGCGCGTCCGCCATCACCGCAAACACGATGTTGTCAGCGCCAATGTGGTTCACGACCTTCTTGGCCAGCGCATCGGCGGCGGTCAGCACATAGTCCGGCGTATCGTCGCCTACACCGGCAGGTATGTCTATAGTCTTTGCTTCACTGCCGTCGTAGGTGACGGTGGTATTTCCGCTGGTGATGGTCAGCGCGTAGGGGTTCGGCAGCTTATCCTCCGTCGTTGCAAGAAATGCCACATCGACCAATACACCGTTTGGTGTGATGGCGATTGTAAATGCCTGTGCGGGCACTTGCATCGCTGTTAATTGCCCAGAACCCGAAAATACCCATAGGCCAAGTTCAGGCGTTGGGATGTATAGCGGCAACACCGCCATGAACTTTCCCTTCATGCACCGGCATTCCAGCACCTTCCCCGCCTCATACGCCGCCTTGATGTCGGCCATCGCCACCGGGCAGGTGTAGTCGGGGTAGCTGCCCTCAAGGTCGATGTAGAACACCTCCGCGCCCGGCCCTTGTTCGCCTCTCGACGGCATGCCCGTATCAGTCTCGCCCAGATACCAGTTGCCGTTTGTTCCGATGGTCGGCGTAATGCCGTCGGTACCTTTTAGCGTGCCTGTATAGGTGATATTTGCATGTCCGCTGCCGTCCGCGTTATCTGTGCGACTTGTGCATAGGCCGACATTGCCGTTGTCGGGGTTATAAAGCCAATCACCCTTGCCCCATTTAGGCGCTGCGGGCAAGCCAGTCCATGCAGCTGCCTGTGGGTTTGAGGCCTTCACGCCGTACTGATACCACCCACGACCGCGTACCCCATTCTTGCCTATGGCCGTGTACTCGGTGGCCACATACGCATTTTTCGATGCGTCCCATAGCTCCCACTTACCGTCGGCGTTTATGCGGGGTGCGTGTTTGATGCTCTCCGCCGCAGATGATGCATACGTGCTTGCGTTCCTCTCACTTGCCCCGGCGTTGTTTGCGCTGCTTCTTGCGTCGCTTTCGTATGTTTTGGCATTGTTTTCGCTCTGCTTTGCCGCGCTTTGGCTGCTGGCGGCTTCCGTTGCCGCAGATTCCGCATCGTATTTTGCGCCGTTTGCTGTCGCTGCGTAACTTCCGGCATTTCTTTCGCTTGACGCTGCGTTCGTTGCACTTGTTGCCGCCCTGTCTGCGCTCTTTTTTGCTCCGCTGTTATAACTTTCCGCTCTCGCCGCACTTCTTGCCGCTGCGGTTGCGCTGTCAGCAGCGTCTTGCGCATATTCACCCGCGTATTGCTCAGAAGTCTGTGCACGGGACTGTGACAATGCCGCGCCTTCTGCGCTTTTTGCCGCCTCCGTCGCCGCCTTTCGCGCGTCCACGATGGTGGCAAGCACGTTGTCGATCTGCCCTTGCAGCTTCTCCACGTTGGAGGCAGGTACATCCGCCTCTGTCTCCGCGTCGGCGCTCCATTTGCTCTCCGCCACGGTAAATCGACCGTACACAGCCAGCGTTGCACGTGTCTCCTTTTGCGCGGACACCGCAGCACCCTTGATGCACAGCGTCATTTCACCGGCATACTTTTTCGCCCCATTGGGCACCGGCACAAGATACACGCTGGTATCGTCCGCCTCCAGCATGTCAGCGGTCAGAAGCACCTCTATCGTGGCCTCCCCCAGCGCATCGCGGAACTGCACCATTTTCGTCAGGCCGTCCCACATGCCGGAGAACTCCATGCGGAGAATAACATCGTTGTGGCTCCCGGCAGCGCCGATCATGCCCTTGTCGCCGGTGATATATTCGTTCTGGATTTTCAGGGGAATTGTCCTTATCATGCCCTGTGTCCTTTCCGCTGAAAAAACGGCACAGCAAGCCGGGAGGATCACGCCCTCCTGCGCTTGCTGCGCCGTGTCACAGCTGTTTTTCGTGTCTCGCGGTGGTATGCAGTTGTCAATTCAGCTGCTGCTTGACGGCCTCATATTCCCGGCTCTTGCTCTCCAGATACTCCGCCGTCGCCGCGTCCTGCGCCATAGACTGCCGGATGATGTCATACACATCCTTGGGAATGCGGACATACTTGCCGCGCTGGATGCGATAGATCTTGCCGTTCAGCCCCACCACAATGTCGTCCTTGTATTTCCCGTCGTCCTTGAACGCGAAGAAGGAAACCATGCCGTCATCCTCCGTGTCCTTGGCGGACATGCCCTTCATCATCGCCTGCGCTTCCTTCGCGGCGCTCTTGGCCTCCTCGGCCTCTTTCCTGGCCTGCTCCAGCGCTTCATTCGCTGCGGCCAGAGCCTTTTCCATGTCCTCCGGGGTTCTCGGTTTCTTCTCTGCCATGTTCATTTCTCCTTTTGTCCGTGCGGAGGGGGACAGCGCCCCCTCCGCTATGTGGTTAGTTCATGCTGCCGCTCTCAAAGGTAGAGGCGGATTCGATACGAACCATGTACTGCTCCACCAGGCGCTCGGCCACCTTGGTCAGTTTCCAGCCTGCGGTGGCGCGCTGGTTCAGCGGGTCGGCGGTGCCGGAGGAACCCAGCTGCTTCACGATGTGCTGCAGGCCGCCGCCCTCCAGCTCCGTCACGCCGTAGGCGTCAGCGCCGAGGATCAGCGTGGAGTACACGTCGCGGCCATCCTTACCACCCTCGCCGGGATAGATCACATCGTTGGCAGATGCCGAGATGGCCTTTTCCACGGTCATCTGGCTGGTGGTGTTGGCCGTCACCTGAACGGTGTTGCTGCCGATTGTGACCATACGTCCCACCAGTGCGCCCGCCGCTACGGTACCGCCGCTGAACTTGACGGTGGTGCTGGACGTTACCGCCTCTGCCACCTTCAGCGTGCGGGAGTTGGACGCCAGGTCAGCGCCGTGGAAGATCTTCGCCTCGGTGGTCTCCACGAAACGGACGCCTTCGATCTTGCCGATCTCGCCCTCGTAGATGCCGTCGGGGTCGGAATAGGTCTTCACGTCCACCCACTTCTTGTCGTTCATCAGGTCATAGGCCACGTCCGGATGGATGATACCGGCAAAGTAGCCGTTGATTTTCTGCGCATTCATGACCTTCAGTGCGCGGACAGCCCTGCGGATGTCGTCCACGGTCAGATAGCAGTTATTCGCCTCGGTGGTGCTGCCGCCCACCAGAGAGGCGCGGTTGGTCTTGCCGCCGGAGAACACCACGTTGGTGCCGCCTGCCAGCACCTCACGGGTGATGGTATCGGCGGTGCGGCCAGCCTGAGACGCCAGCAGGCGGGTGGCCTGCACAAGGTTGTTGTCAATGGCCGTCAGCTCCAGGATGTCGGACAGCTCAATGAAGCCGCCGTACTGCTTGATGGTGGCGGTGATCACGCCCATGCTCAGCTTCTGACCGGCGGGGGTCACACCTTCGGTCAGGGGGGTGAGCGCCTTGGGCAGGCTGTCGTACTTGCGGAACTCGATGGTCTTGCCGCTGTTCTTGGGGATGGGATGCTTCTGGGCGAACTGATCGTGGATCAGTTCAGGCTCGGCCAGATTGATCAGACGCATGCTGTAATACGTCTTCATCTCGTCGCTCAGGCCGGCATCCAGTGTGGTGTTGGTGTAACCGTCAAACAGGTTCAGCACCACGGGCATCAGGTACAGATCGTTGTAAATAGTATTCATATTTGCTCCTTTCAGCATATCGCTGCGGAGCGTAGATCAGAAGGAAATGCGTTCGCCTCTTGCTACTCTCCGCTCGATCTCCTCAAAGTCTGCTCGCGTCAGCTTCGAGGGGTCGGTTTTTGTGACAAACGCGCTGTTGGAGCTGGTTCCGTTCTCGGCGGGGCGGTTGCCCTTTGCCCGTACATTGTCGGCCACCTTTTTCTCCGTGCTGGCGGCAGCGGCCTGTACCGCATTGCCCATCAGCTCGTCAAAGTGCAGAACGCGGTATGCGTGCTCCACCGGCGTGCCGGCTTTCAGCAGATTCAGGAAGTCGGGATTCTGAAGCTCCTGCATCAGGTCGAAGCTCTGGTACATGGGGTTGCCCTTCATGGCCTCTGCCTCTTTGTACCACTTCTCGCCCTGCGCACGGAAGAAATCATTCTGCTGCTGCTCCTGCTGGCTTCTCAGCAGCTCGGCGTTCTCCCGCTTCAGCTTCCGGAATTCCCTGTACTGGTCTTCGCTCATGCCTGCTTCCTCCGCGGCCTCGCTCCAGTACGCATGATCGTTGTCCACGGCCTCCAGCAGACGCTTTGCGTCTCCGTCCTGAATGTTGTACCGCTCCATCAGCGTGTCCAGCACCGGCTGGTATGACTTCATCCGCTGTTCCGTCTCCCGCGCCTCTTTGAAGCGCCGGTCGATCATTCTCTGCGTCTCCTGCGTGTACAGGTCTTTGTATTCACCGTTGATCAGCTCACGGAAAGCCTTTTTCTTGGCTTCCAGCGCGTCGGACGTGGATTCCACGTCCTTTACCTTCTCAGCCCCGGCGTCAGGCTGTTCCTGCTGTACCTCGCTTTCCGGCTGCTTGCCGTACTTTACGTTGTCCAGCGCGCCCGTTTTGCTCTGGCGGGTGTTACCAGTGCTTGCCTGTGTCTCGCCCTGTGCGGTGGCGGCTGTCGCCCCATCGCCGCCCTCAAACAGACAGAGGGTCATGTCGTAAAGGTACATATTGTTCCTCCTTAAAATGCGCGGGCATATCGCTCCCGTGTGGCGTCCCTGTCCCTGCGGGATGGCAGCGCCTCATAACCGCCGCCACCCCGCCCAGAACAAAAGGGGAGGGGCAGAGTTTCGCCTCTGCACCTCCCACGGTAACATTGATTTTTTCTGTTTTTCCACTTAAAAGTGGAATTTTCAAAATTTTACAGAAATTTTTTCCGGCGCCATCTTTTCCAACTGCAAAAAGCCTATCTTCAGCAGGTCATACAGCCACTTCCCGCCGTGCCATCTTAGGTATGCGTCCCCGCTTTCCAGCTTTTCATGCACAAGCTCCGCCTCCTGCGTGTTGTGCAGCCAGCCCGCCGCTGTATACATCAGGCAGCTGACCGCCGCACACACATCCGGCGCACCTGTGGCATGTCCCCGACACCTGACGGAGCAGCTGTCACCGCAATGCAGCGTTACCTCCGTCATACGCTGGGCACGCTCCTTTGCGCCAAAGCCTGCCCGTACCCGGTCATAGGCGTCTGCGCCTCCATAATGCCGCTTGCAAGTTCGCTGTGCGCCTCCGTTTCACTTCCTCCGGTGTTATTGCCTCCCGTCTGCCGCGTCTCTTCCTGCGGCATCAGAGCACCCGTGATCATGGCAAGCTGCTGCTGCATCTGCATGACCATGTTCAAAAGCGTCTGCCCCTGCATGACCTTCTCACGCACCGTCTGTATGCCCTCAAAGTCCATCATTTCCAGTGCGATCAGGCTGGCCTGCGCGTTCTCCGGGGCGAAAAAGCCCAGGGAATACAGCTCCTTCGCCCGCTCGTTCTGCTCCATGCGGCTGAACGGGTTTTTCTTCTGCGCCTTGATCTTCAGGTCGAACACCGGACGGCGGTACATCTCGTTGCCCAGCGTGTCAAGCCCCGTCACCTGATCCTGCAACCCCGCGTTGTCGAAGGTGACAAACTGATACTCGTTTCCCTCGCCGGTAATGCGGAAGCTGCGGCTCACGTCGTAGAACTGCCGCATCAGTTCCACGCACAGCGTGTTGATCTGCGTATACGCACGATAGCTGGCGGCTATCATGTCACGACTGGCCTTGTTTCCCGCCTCCTGCAAGGCCGCAATCGCCGCTGCTGCTGTCACATTGGTGGTGCCGCCGGAGTTCACATCCCGGTTGGCCGCCGTGTCCTTCATCTCCTCGATCTTCATCTGCGCCACGGTGACGTAGATATCGGAAAGAGGCTGTGTCACGATCTCCTTGACGCGCTGATCCCCCAGCTCACCATTGACGTGTACCATCGGCCGATTCCAGTCGAGAAATTCTTCCTCGTTGATAGCCGTGCTGTCACTGACAAAGAAACGTTTCTTGGTGGCCATCATCGCGTTTTCCAGAATGTTGGCGCTGAGCTTGTCAATGTACAGCTGCGGGTCCTTGCAAATCGCCACATAGCCGAAGCCGATGGGTGTGCCCTTCTCCGGGTACATCACATCCAGCACCACAGGGTACATGCCGTGGTCGTAGAAGCCGCGCTCCCGGTATTCCGGGTCGTTCTGGCTGGCGTACAGCAGGGTGGAGCCTACGAACTTGACGTAGTGCAGCGCCGTCCTGCCGCTGGGTGTCTTGACCTTGTAATACCAGTCCACCACAACGCTCTTTTCGCTGGTGTCCACGCTGTCGTCATAGATATACTCTTTCACATCAATGACCTTGCCCTTTTGCTTGCCCTCCAGTTCCGGATATTCCTTGTCCAGCAGGTCGTTGTCCACCAGATCGACGATGAACAGATTCCGGCTCTTCTGGATATCCGTAATGCCCGGCTCCCAAAACAGGTTCAGCAGGTCAATGTCCCTGATCTCGATGTCGCCCAGCCCGTTGTCCTTCTGGCTGTCCCAGAACACACCGTAAGCAGCCGTGCCGTGCTTCAGCTTCTCCCACCAGTTGTCGGAATACACCTGCTCAAAATGGTTGTACTCCTGCACCACGGGAAGGATCTGGCTCAGCGTCTTTGCGCTCTGCTCGTCGTTCTCCTCACGCGGCAGCACCACCGGCTCCGGGTAGTTGTCCATCGCGTCTGCGTGCTTGTTCTGGATGGTGTTGAACAGCCATGCCGACGTGGGCTTGGGCTGCGGCGGTGTAGATTTGACCTCCTTGCCGCTTCTGTCCACCCGTTTGGCCTTGCTCTGGCCGATGCCCTCCCAGTGCCGCAGCTCCCACCACAGCTCATCGTTGACGATGCGGCTTTCCAGATTGCTCTTGCCGTCCTTGTACTTTGTCAGCAGATCAATACCGCGCTCCACGTCCTTGTCCGTGATCATGGGCGCATCCTCCGGCCTTGTCAGCAGCATAGCCGCCATCTCCGGCGACATGTCCTGCTCCTGATCCGTTATGCCGGGCACTCCGAATCTCTCCATGCGCTTCCTCCTCAGTATACTTGATAAAATGCGTACCGGCTTGGCTTGTACTCATCCTCTGTCTCCAGCGGGGAGTATGGCCGCTCCACTGTCCTGTATGTGTCTCTGGGGCCTATGGGGTTCTTCATGCACACATACCGGCACATGTCGTAGATATGATCCTCGCCGTCTGTGTCGATGTCCTCCACGTCTGTCTGGTCATATACCAGGTTCGGCACCGTCCGTATGAAGTGCTTGCAGGTGTTGAACACATACAGCATAGGCACCCCATCCTCGTCAAAGGCCAGCCGGTGGTGCACCTGCATTTTGCCGTTGATCCGGGCATGGTCGCCCTTCTCGAAGTACACACGCTGCCGCTCCATCAGGGCGCCCACACTCTCCGTGCCGTCGCTTTGCCAAATGGCCGGGTCGCCCACACGGTGTATCTGCCTTCCCCGCAGGTTGGGATCGTCCTCCTCTATGCGCCGTATTTCCTGCGCTACCCTTGACGGTTCCCACATCACGCCCTTGTTGGGCGTGCCTGTGCAGCCATACAGCTCCCGAATATGGTACATCCGCCTGTTCCTGTCCACGGCAAACCAGCCTACGGCAAAAGGTCGTGAATAGCCCCAGTCCATCCCGCACCAGATCGTCCAATCCTCCGGCACCCGGAACGGCGCGATCACATGGGTGTTCTTCCGGTCGATGTAGTGCTCGCTGTCGTTACGCCATTCCGTAAACACCTGCCCCTCGAAGCTGTCCCAGTTTCCGTACAGCAGTGCATTTCGCTCCGCCTCCGGCATGCTGGCCAGCCGCTGGACGTACATTGGGTCGTTTTCCATCAGTATCTTATTGTCAAACACCGAGGACGGCACGAAGATTCGCTTCTGCTCCCCGGTGTGCTGCCTGCCGTCCGGCGTGTACCACGTCGCCGTTTCCGTGATGGTGTGCATGGGCGGCGCCGCTGTAATAAACCGCTCTTTCACCCAGCCATGCCCGATCCCTCCCGGGTTGGCCGTGGAGCGCATATACACCCTCGTACCGGCTCCGTTGGGGCGGTTACGGGATTTAAGATACTCATACTCCTCCTGCGTAAAGTGCGTCAGCTCGTCGAAAGCGATAAAGTCATACGCTTGTCCCTGATACTGTATCTTGTCCTGCGGCCTGTTCATGCTGCCGAACACGATCTGCGCACCGGACGGAAACCGCCATGTGTGGTTGCTGCCGTTGTATCTGGCCTTGGGGTATACTCGCGGGTAATAGTTCAGGGTCTTGTCGATCAGCTCCCGCAGCTGTGGGAACGTCTTGCGCAGGATCAGCGCCTTATACCAGGGGATATGCACCTGGCGCAGCGCCTCTATCACCAGCGCATCGCTCTTGCCGCCGCCTAACCTGCTGCCCCGCCATAAAGGGCTTCATACTCCGGCCTTGCCATAAAGACGGCTTGCCTGGCCTGTGGCTGCCAAACGACACTGGGAGCACTCATTCTGCATCACCACCTTTGACCTCCGGCATCAGCACCACGCCGATCTCCTGCCGGTCAGTCTCCGGCGCTTTCTCGCGCCACCCGAAATTGCAACTCAGACTGAACTTTGCGCCGTTCGCGCCGTCACGGTCATACAGCCGCGCCTCTGCGTATTCCTCGCACATGGACTTCGCACGCGTAACCGTGTCCGTAAACTCAGGCCGCGCCTGATAATCGATCAGCGCTTGTCTGCCCGTAAACCCCAACGCCAACGCAAGCCCTGTTATCGTGGGCGGCTTCTGCCCGATCAGGATGACATTGCCGTATTTATCCATCAGCGGCTGTCCATCGTCGCCGATAATAGGTTCTCCCTTGCAGCTCTCAAAGTAAGCGTCAATGGCTTTTTGCATTTGCTTGACACTTTGGTATTTTCTCGGGCATCCTACTTTTGCCATTTTGCTCACTTCCTTCCTTGTCTGACGTACCGGCCTCCCACCACTGGCCTTTGTCATTGGCACGTCTGTACCCGGCTTTCGCCTCACCTGAATCCATTAAGCATTGTCCGGGCGCTACCCGGCCTCTGGTGCAGACGGTTGGACTCGAACCAACGACCGGAACCCGACATTTGCCTTGCTCCGCTCTATCCACCTGAGCTACGTCTGCATATTGCCCCCTCCGGGCGGAGCCGAAGCCCCGCCCATCAGGAAAAGAAGGGGGAAAAGAAAAAAGATGGAGATGCAGAGTTCGCCTCTGCATCTTCCATCATAAAGTGCGTTTTTTCAATTTTTCCACTTTTAAGTGGAATTTTCAAAATTATTTTTCGGCAATATCTACCACGCAGGGATAGTCCGTCCTACCCATCAGATAGTCCACCGACACGCCGAATTCATCCGCTATGCTTTTCAGCGCGTCCATCGTCGGCTTCGCCGTGCCCAGCTCGTACCGGCGTATGGCGTCCGAATTCAGCCCGCAGCGCTCCGACAGAACATACCGCTTCAGTCTCTTTTTCTCCCGCAGCTTTCTAAGCCGTTCCGGGAATTCGCTCATGTCAGCACCTCCTCCGGGAAGAACGTCTCCCGTACCCCTCCGCACTCCGCCACGATGTACCGCCCCTTCGGATGCACATACACCACCGTGCCTTTGCGTATAGGGAATTTCTTTTCTTCGCACCCCTTACCGGGGAATAAGTCCGGCAGCGTCATAAACCGCGCCTTGATCGTGTCACCCTTCTGCATCTGCCTTGTCCTTTCGTTCGCCGTAGGAGCAGAAGTCCTCCGGCTTGCGCTTCTGGAACCCGCAGATAATGCAGATCCCTCCAAACTCATGCTTGCAGTCCTTACATCGCACCACCGGAGCAACATCGGCGACGGGCTCCTCGTTTAGCATGGCCAGTGCCTGCTCAAGCCCCGGCTTTCTCAAGTCCTGACACCAGTCCACCAAATCCTCCAGTCGTGCCTTAATTGCATTGCGTTTAATGTATTCAGCCATTGGCTTATCCTCCCTCGTGGCAATATCCGTTTTCGTCCGTGTTCTTTCCCCAATAGGTGCAGTAAAAAACATCATCGATCACCGCCGATTGGTAACAGTCTTTGCACCGCACTACCTCCACCACATCAGCGGCGGGAATGGCGTTGATTGCCGCCTCAAACTTCTCCCCCGATAGATTAACATCCGGCGTATCGTAGTAGACCTCTGAAACTGCGTCTATCGCCTCTTCGCGCTTAATGTATTCATCCATTTTCAGCCCTCCTGTTCCATGCTTCGATTGCTTTTGCTTCCAGAGTTTTGTCCGTCGTAGCCCAGTCTGGAAACTGGGTACAGAGTGTCCACGGATCATTCATAACGCGACCACCAACAGCGCTACCACGCGCGTGGCAGGTGTTGCATCGGACAGAGTAGGTGTGCATTTCTACGCGCATATCAAGACCATTCCACCCAGCAAGCCGCGACTTTCGTTCTATCTTGAGTTTTGTGCCGCCACAGAACGGGCATGGTTTCAATTCGGCCATCATTCCACCTCCTGCATCCAGAACTCACGGCGGCACTCGGAGCAAGTTATCGGAGCGGTATCTTTTTTCCTCGGGCACACGTTGTATCCATAGACATCTGCTGGGCAGGCGTACAATACACTTTGACTATCAATCCTTGCACAAGGATAGTTGTCCAAAAACACGCTCTGCCGTGTTTTGCGCGGGTGTGCAGCAGACCATTCCTCGACGACATTAACCGCGCTTACCGGGTCATAATCGTCCTCCAGCCCAATGCTGGGCGTGGCCGCGCCGCTCTCGTACATTCTGCTTCGCTCCTGCAAAAACTTCACAGCGTCCATCACATTTCCCTCCATCTGCACCCGTCACCGGCGCAGGCGCCCTCGTGTGCGTGTTTGCACTTCCCGCAGTATTGGCATAGCTCGTTGATAAGTGCCTTGCGGTCTGCGCCCAGCTTCTCGTTTGCGGCCATCAAACTACTATTGGCACCATCCAACTGCGAAATGCTGTCGTAAGCAGTTTCTAACTCGTCACGCAGGTCAATTAGTCTTTTTCTCAACTCCGCAGTGTACTTAGTCAACCGATCCATCGTGTTCCTCCTTCTCCCACCGTATTTTCATTTGTGCCGGGTATAGGTCAACCTCCGGCCTGCGCTTACCCGTCCAACGCAAGCCTCCAGCCTGTCCCACGCATTTCCACCCGCTGGCTTTCAGACTTGTGCCACTTTCGCTGTCCAGTATGTAGGTCACAAGTCGTTTGTAGCCCATCGCCCGTGCCGCCCGCCAAGCGGCAGCGTACAGCATAGAGCAAGCATTATGGGTGCCATCTGTACATAGCCGGTTGACCTCCAGCGTCCATCCGTCGTCCAGATGCCGGCTCACCGGTCTTCCCACAATGGCAACGCCCACGATTTCCTTTCCGTCCGTGCAGCCGATGGAGAACTTGTGTCCCACCACTGGCTTATGATGCCGGTGGTGCTGCTCCACAAAGGCGTTCGCCTCCTTGAGCGTCATCGGGCAAACCTCAAGGCTCATTTCTGTTCCTCCTTCACCGCCACAGCCTTTGCCAACTGTGCCATGCCCTTATTCATGTCCTCTATCTGCTTATCCCGCCGCGCAATGGCGTACTTCAGGCTGTCGTTGGCTTTCATCAGTGCCTCGATGTGCCGCTGCTGGTTCTCGATCAGGTCAGCGGCGTATCCCATCGCTTTTTCGATACATCCAAACTCGGCAATCAGAGGACACTCTCCTTCGCATTTCTTATGCTGCTCGCAGCACCGCAGCGCGGTTATGATCTCCTTGCGTGTCATGTCATTCCTCCTCTCGCATCTCTGCCCCACTGCTCTGCCATTGCTTTTGCAATGCCTGGAAATGTCTTGCTCCTGGCTTTTGATCTTTCTTTACTTGGAGAAAGCCAATACAACTTATTTCTCTCCCGATCTGGCAGCTTTAAAAAACCTTCTTTTACGTTCTTCGTTTCTTTCAGCAACGGGAGCCCCTTCAACCACAGGCAGGTGCTTTTTTCTTCCAAATGCCCAAACTGCCACGGGTGAACACACTGGTCTGCTTTTCTGTACAAAGAAGCCATAACGCTCACCGGGTTTTCAACGGCAATTTTCGGAATATCCGCTTCCACAAAACGAAGAAAAAACGCCGCAGCTTCGTAACGCAAACTTAAAGGCTTTTTCCCTTCCGCGAACCAGCGCGCACCGGACACGCTAAGATGTGTGCAAGGTGGATGCGCAATCAACATATCCCACTTGCCCACATTATGCATCTTTCCGTCCATTGTGGTCACATTTCCCCCCTCAATCGCCTTTAACGCATTGCCTAAAATGTGCCACTCCGGATGTCCGCCGGATGGCTCCTGTATGTCGCAGGAATATGCTTCATGCCCCACCTCGCGAAACGCCTTGCACACCTCTTGGCTTTCTTCACATGCAACTAAAACTTTCATATCAATCTCCAAACACCACGCCGCACTCGTCCTTCAGCATATCCTTGATGTGCTTCCGCTTGATGCGGCCCTCGTTTATTTCCTCCGCCAGCTTCTCCAGGCACTCGTACAGATACGCGATGCTGTGGGTGTCCCGTCTGTCCGATGTCTCCTCGAATACGTGCCAGCCGCATTTATCCATCAGCACCATTGCCACCATGTCCATGTTCTCCCGTGTTCCGTGCAGCTTGCCACGCATGAAGATACGGTCGTCCCTGCTCAAATGCTGTTTACCCATCTCAATACCTCACTCCGATGTAGTCCAGCACCCTTGCATACCCGAGTCCGTCTTTCGTGGGTTTCCACAACCCGTCCGCGTCGAATTCCCCACCGCCGATGCAGAACTGGTAGTGCTTCGGGTGCGTCAGTTTCATGCGTTCAAAACGGTTGACGCCCTTTTCGAGATGTGCCCCAAAGCCGCAGAACATACACCCTGTGCGTTGGCAGCCCGTGCAGTGCAGCTTGCAGTCGATTAGCGTCGCGCCGTAGTCGTTCTCGCCGTCGCTGGCTACGATGTCACCGTAGACGCTTGCGTAGGGTAGCCCGCGCTCCACGATAAACCGCAGCACGTCCTGCTCCGTCCAGAAACTCATGGGCTTGCCCATCGGTCGCTTGCCCTCAAAGGCGTTGCACCCGGTCGCCACCCACTTAATCATCCGAAGGCGGCTTTCGTCTGCCATGATTGCAGTGGTCGGTACGCGCTTTTCTCTGTGCTCATAGCGGTGCATAGGCGATTTTTTCATAACCTTGCAGCAGGAATCAGAGATCAAAAACGGTGCAGTCAGCAGAAATGCCCACTGTTCACAGTTGTATGGCGATTTGTTCCCGTCCTTGTCCAGATACTCGCCACGCAACCTTTGTGCAGATTTTCCGGCGGGGTTTATTCTCGCGTTCCCGATATACGCCGACACTTCTTTGCTCACGATGCTGTACCCGTACTTCGTCACCACCTGTCGAATGTTCATCTTCGGGCGTAGACGGTGAAGGTTTACGGTCACGCGGGGAAACTCCCTCCGCAGCCAGTCGGCGTACTCGTTGACGAACTTCTGTATCTCCGGGTACTCCAACCCAGTGTTCACAAACACCAAGTTCAGCTCCCAGGGCGGTGTTCTGAAGCTCGACAGGTACCGCGCAGCCAGATACGCCAGCACCGTGCTGTCCTTTCCGCCGGAGAAGCTGACATAGCACTGTCCGCCCCATGCGGTGTACCATTCGTCCAGCTTTTCGTAGGTCAGTATCTCCTTGTCCTGCACGTCCAGCGCCATCAGTTTTCTTGCCGCTTCATTCGTCAGCGGCTGGTTTGTGCGCTCCACGTCACACCTCCCGTATAGCAAACCCGTACCTACTGCGGAACAGCTTTGCTTTCATGGAAAACACCCTATACGCAGCGCTACTCGGATCTTTATACCCCTTCACGTCCTCCACCACCGGCAGCCAGTACCGCTGGCCGTAGCTGTCAGGAGCCGTTCTTCGCTCGTACACGAAGTCCGCGATGTAGTCGATACTTTTCACACGTTCGCCCTCAAACGTCGTGTACGCCTCTTGCAAACAGTACCGCACCTGCAATTTCAGCCCACGTATCTCCCCGGCCTTTTGCAACAGCATCAAAGTGTCGTAGCGCTCCGCCTCCTTCTTGCTGTCAAATGTCAGCTTGCCGCGCTTGGTTTTCTGCGCCTTGTATTTGCTTCTCTTTGCTTCCGTTTGCAAATTCTGCAAAATCTGCTTCTGCGCCGCAGGGCTAAGCCGCGCCAGATCGTCACTTTTCAATCCCATTCTCCAGTCCTCTTTTCTCCAATCCTCGTTTGTTCATCGTGTACCGCAGCCTTGCGGTCTGCTTCTTCTGCTCGCCACAGCGGTCGCAGGTTCCGGGCGCCCAGATATACGGGTCGGGGGCAAATATGTACTCAAGCCACATAGCCCGCACACAGTCGGCGCACAGCCTGCCGGATGCGATCTCCCATGCGCCGTCGTTCATCTCAGCCTCCAGTTCTTCCCGCTGCCCGTCACGCTCATGGTAAAGCCCTTTGACCGCTCCGCAATGCGGGATCCTATCGCCTCGTCCCAGTCCAATATCTGGCCTATCGTCCGCTCGGAGCTGATGATCGTGGCGCACTCCGGCTTTATGTACCGTGCGTTGAGTATTTCAAACGCAATGTTCCGGTCGGCCTCCGTCACGTTGCCCTTGAGAAAGTCGTCGATGTAAAGCACGCGGATAGTTTTCAGTTTCCCCACAGCATCGGCGTACAGCTCCGCATCGTTTACCTTTGCCTTGATGGAGGGAATGTCTGCCCGCCACTGCATGTACCGCACCGGTAAGCCTGCCTCCATCAGCTTCCCGCAGATCGCCGTGCACAGGTGCGTCTTGCCGCTGCCGGGGTTCCCCCCGGCATAGAACCACTTTCCGCGCCAGCCCGTGATATACGCCTCGGCCATCTGCTTGGCCTGCTTCTGCCACGTCTCCGCCGTCTGGTACGTCTCCAGCGTGCAGCTTTCCAGCAGACCGGCAAGCCCGCTTCGTTCAATGCGCCGCTGGTTGTCCTTTCGTATCTGGCAAGGGCAGCTCCGGGTCATAAGCTCCCCGGTGGCACTGCGTGTGACCGTATAACCCCTGTCCTCGCAGTCCGGGCACTCAAAGTACGACTTCTCCGGGGATATTCCATTTTTTCGCAGATTCTCCAGCACTGCCGTTACATCCACCTCCGTGTTCCTCCTTCCATCTCGTCTCCCAACTCCTCACGGCAGCTTTCCAGTCCTTCATGTGGTTTTTCCCCACCATCCAGCCCTTTTGCTCGTAAAAGGCCACAAAGCGTTCTGCGTTGACGTGATACCCCTGCGTCTTCACATAGGCAGACACATCATCAGCGGATGGCGGTGTGAAGCGCGCCGCGCGTGTATCACTCACACCGTTAGGTGGGAGTGAATTATCTTTGGTTTTGTCTTTGGTTTTGGTTTTGTCTTTGGTTTGGTACGTTTCGTATACGGTCGTATTCGTTCGTATACCATCGTATACGGTCGTACCCTCCTGCCGTGCATATCGTTTCTCTATGTTGCGCTGGTTCTTTGCGCATCTCTCGTCATACGCTTCTTTCGCCCTGTTTATATCGTCCGCAATGAAATCAAATGCGATCGACTCCCGTCCCGTAAGTTCCTCCGTCTCTCCGGTCTCGCCATATTCCAGCAAAGCCCGTACAAGCCGGCCTACCTCTTGATCTGAAAGTTTCTCTAATTTCTTGCGATAACTGTAATAAAAGGGAATGTACTCAAGAGCCACTATGCACCGCCCCTCACTCCTTCGGCGACACGCCTATGACGTACACCCCGCGCTCCTTGTCCAACCACACATCGCCTGTGTAGTTCTCCAGTGCTTTACTCACAAGGTTGGCGGGTACCTCCAGATGCCAGCCCCACAGCGTGTCGCAGTCCTCCCGTTTCTCTCCGAAGGTAATGGCGCAGGCCACATAGTGCGCCGTGATGGCCTTCCTGTAGTCCTGCACGGCACCGGTCAGCTCTGACAGGTGCTGCCGCTGCCGTTGCACCACGTTCTGCAGATGCGTGTTCTGCCTGCGCAGCGCCTTGATCTCATCCTGCATCTTGCCCATTCACGCCACCCCCTTTAGAACGGAAAATCGCTGTCGTCCTCGTCCATCTCCACGAACTGGCTCTTGCCGTCCGTCCGGAGCGGCATACCGTGCCCGTCCTCGTTCTTGCCGCAGAAGTGAACACGATCGACTGTCATCTCCGTCACGCTGCGGTCATTGCCGTTCTTGTCCTGGTATTCGCGGGTGGACAGTTTGCCCTCCAGAAGGATTTCCTTGCCCTTGTACCAGTATTTGCAGATCAGCTCTGCCGTGCCCTGCCACGCCACGCAGTTCAGGAACAGCTTCGTCTCCCGGTCTTTGATGGTCTCGCTACACGCCACGCGGAAACTGCACACCGCCGTACCGTTGTTGGTTCTCCGCATCTCAGGATCCGCACAGAGCCGTCCCTGCAAAATCGTTCTGTTTACCATGTCAAATCTCCTTACAAATATGATTTCCCAAATTCTCGCCGAAAGTCCTCTTCCGTCCAGCCCTGCTCCTGCATGGCCTTTAGCTGTCCGTACCGCCGCAGCCTGCGCATTTGTTCGCCGCTGCGGTGTACTGCCGTCTTTCTGTTCCTGTGGCACCTGTTGCCGCACAGGTACACAACAAGGCCGTATTTCTCGCTCTTCTTGCGGTTCGCACCACCCAGAAGATGATGCTTTTCTAACGGATCGCTTGGGTCATTCCTGCCGCACAGGAAGCACCGCTTGTCACCCATTGCTTACCACCGTCCCGTCCCATTCGTATTCCGGGCAGCTGTGTATGGCGTAGCTGTGCATGCAGTATTTACCGCCGCCGCTTCCGTGAAATTTTACCGTCGGCGTGGCGTCCCATCCGGGCACCGGCTCCGGGTTCTTCTTCGTCCAGCTGCAATCGCCGTAGCACTTCTTGCATGTCCAACATGGCTGCATGTTCATCGCCCCCATGTACTCACCTCTCCCCACCGGCTCACCAGCGCATCCAACTCTGCCGGCGCCATAGTCTCAATTCCTGCGCTTTTGCAATCCTGCACAACGGCGTCTATCAACCGCGACATCTGCTCCGTGTCGTAGGTGCTGCTGCCGTACCATACTGTTACGGTCACGCAGCCCTTCAGCTTGCTTGGAAACGTCTCTGCCATCCAGCCGATCCCGTTCCTCTCCCATGCCCTGCAAAACGGCTCTGCCGCCTTTTCCCGCAGGCACAGCACCTCGCTCACGCCTCCGATGTTCCGTATCTCCTGCCGGTACACCTCTTGCTTGGAGATGCCGTAGTGTGCCGCCAGCCTGTCCAGAAGTACCCAGCAATAAGCGTTGGCATCCAGGCTCCGGCCTTTGCCCTTGATAGTCACGTTGTACTCCTTGTCAGGCTTCATGGCGTCGCACACGTCCATCGCGGTCTGCGGCGACTTCACACGAAGCGCCAGCCACGCGCCATCACTGTCCTGCTGCCACCTCGACCCGTTAACCGTTATCTGCTGCATGGTTCTTCTCTGCCGCGTTGGCCGCCTTCATGCAGCCCCAGCACAGGCGCTTGCCGTATCTGTCGATGGACTTGTCTGCGATGTCATCCGGGGAATACCTCACGCCCTGGCACGTCACTCCTTTGATGGGAATACCGCAGCTCTCGCAGATGACCTCGCCCTTTTTGACAGGCTTCTGCTCCTGCCGCTTCACCTCGTCCGTGTCCGCGTCCTTTGTATCGTCGATGCAGAACAGCCCGTTCAGCGCGTACTTCCTGGCGTAGCTGGATGCCATGCCGGTGATCTGGCTGTCATCCATGCCCTTCTTGTCCTGCGGCTCTCTGGCGTATGCGTCCGCTTCCACAACACCGTCGCTCTCCTGATCGGCAAGCGTGGCCGTAGCAACAACGTAAAACCGACCGGAAATCTCACGAACCGTGTCATTCAATATCAGCGTGGCATTGTTCTTGATGCACAGCGGCTTTACCGCCTCCAGAATGTCCTCACAGCTGCGGTAGTTGTACTTGGCGAAGCTGTTGTACTGGCTCTTTGGTGCTTTGAGTTCCTGCTGGATCGCCGCCAGTTTTCCGTATATGTTCAGTCCCATCACTTCACCCCCATGTTCAACCGCTCGACGATCTCTGCACCGTCCACCGCAACACCGGCTTTCAGCAGCGGGGCAATGTCGCTCTTGGACACCGTGGGCGCGGCATACGTCACCTTTCCGTTATAGCCGTTGTCCATGCACCACTGCACCAGCTCCTCCATGTTGGTGATTTCCACCGCCGTGCTCTTGCGGTAGCTAACGGAACACTTGGCCGTCTGGAAGGGGTGCCCGCCCAGCGCCCGGTCAACGTAGTCACGCAGCCGGTCACGCCTGCGCTCCATCGTGCAGCGGCGCTCCGCCAGCTCCTTTTCCTCATCCCGGATGGCCTTTGCCTCCGCGTCCAGGCTCTTAGACCAGCACACCATGTTCTCGATCTTGTGTTCCCTGTCCATCTGCAGCTGCTCGAACGCATCGTAGTCCAGCAGCTCCCCGGTCTCCGGGTCAATCAGCGCCTCCAGCGCCTGGTCAATGTGATACAAACTCAAGCTCATTTCTTTTCCTCCCATGCGTCCACCGTTCGTATGCAACCATCGCATCCCACGGTCTCGCCGTAAATATTCTTGTACAAGGTATCTGTTTCCTCGCCGCATACCGGGCAGCGCGGCACCTTGTAATCTTTCGGTTCTGCCGGCCTTTCCGGCTCCCAGTATTCCATTACGCTTCTCACACCGGCCTCCCAGCCGCTTTCAGTACGTCCCGCATAGGCTTCCGCGCCTTGAGGATAGACTTAGCCCGCGCCGTCTCCCGCTTGTATTGCCGCCACAGGTCGCTCAACTCGTCGCTCTGGTAGTACCCGTCCCCGTCGTTGCAGATCATCACGCCCTGCTTCTTGGCTTCCGCCACGGCCTTTCGCATCTTCCGGTCCGTGGTGTGCAGCGCCGCCGCAAGGTCTTCCCGGCTGATGGCGTTCCTGCGCCCGCTGGGAATCAGACCGGCGATCCGCTCTGTCTCCGCCGTCCGCGTGGGAATGTCGGCTTTCTCGTCCTCGCCGAACAGATACGCCCTGCTTGTCCGCAGTGCCGCCTCCAGCGCCTCCATGACTTCCACCGTGGGCAGGCACACGCCGTTTTCGAACCGGCTAACCATGCTCACGTCCATCCGCGGGTCTGCCAGCTTCAGAATGCCGCTGACCTCCTCCTGCGTCAGCCCCAGCTCCAGCCGCCTCTCTTTTAATCGGTTCATCACTGCGCCTCCAACCACTGACCATCCTTAACGGTGTACCACACGCCCGGTTTCAGCGTTTCGCCATCCACGATGCCAGCCAAAATGGCAGCGATCTCTCCGTTATTTCTGCGCTCTACGCAAACAATAGCGTTGCCGATATCGCCCATAACGCGGCCAAAAAAGCCGGTTGTCATAGCCACACAGTATTTGCCGGTGGCGGATGCTGCGCCCCTCCAGCCGGTGGCGGATGCTGCGCCACTCTCGCCGGTGGCGGATGCTGCGCCACTCCAGCCGGTGGCGTGGTTTTTATTTTCGTTGTCCGCTTTATTGATGGCATTGTCAAAATCACACTGCGCTTTTACGTACTCCACTTGCGCCTTGACCAACCCCGGAATACCGATTTCCGCGCTCAATGTCAGCTTCTTGCCGACGCGCTTCGTGTCATCGCTGCGCTTCTCTCTGCTGGCATCCTCCAGCTCCGCCTCGAAATACCGGGAACCATCGCCGGGCGCGTAGTAACCCAGAACATCCAATGGCATTTCGCAGGCATGCAGCCCATTTCTGCACAGTTCAATGTCGCCCTCGACCTCCACCGTCTTGCCAAACTCATACTGGAATCCACGGCATTTCATGTCCTTGTCTGTTGCCTTGTAAACCTTCATCTTCCATCCCTCTTTCTTATCGCCTTTTTGGCGCTCTCGCGCCTTGCGATGTTCATGCTGTAAAAATCAGCCTCGCTGTACGCTGCGTACCGCTTTGCCTTGTCGGTCTGAACGTCCTGTAAATACACAGCATAGTCCTCGCACCGGCCGTGACACTTCGCGTGTCTGCGCTGGCAGCCCTTGCAGGGCGGAGCCGTCCGGTTCACAAGCCCAATCATTCCCACTTCACCATCGCTTTCACCACACCGGCCTGCGCTGTGTGCTCCGGCTCGTCCTCCACCTCCGGCAGCGTCAGGCACCACGCCACCAGCACCAGCAGCATCACCCACAGGACGATTGCCACTACCCACATACGCCTGCACCATCTTCTGGTGCGGCACATCCGGGAGTATTCCCGCGCCCGCCTGTTCCGCTCTCTCACCGTCCCAGCGCCTCCACGCCCTTGACGATAGCCCAGCTCAGCCACGCCGCGCCGATAAACGCCAGCGTCCATGCAAACCACGTCATTTCGCACCTCCGATCATCATCAGCTTCTCCTCGTCTGTGAAGTGCAGCACGCTGTCCAGCGCCCACACCTCCTCGATCGACCACTTTGTCTTTCCGCTCATCCGATAGGACATCTGCGTCTCTGTCATGCCCACAGCCTGTCCCAGCTCCTTGTTGGTACGGATCAGCGCCCGTCCCATCGCGCCGCGTACCGCGCTCTCAAACCCGCGCTTCCGCTTCGCCGTCTGCTGCGGCCTCAACATTTCTTCTTCCTCTCGATGATGGCATCCAGCGCGGTTTCCATCCGCTTCTGAATGTCCTTCGGCTTCTTCACGCCGTTCAGGATTTGGCACACATACGCCTTTCCGATCCCCAGCTCCGCGCCCAGCTCGGCGTAGGTAATGCGGTTGTTGTGCATCCTCCCGATCAGTCGTCCCGTCCATGCTTCCGGCATTTCTTTTCTCCTTTCAAATTTATAGTTGCAAAAGTTTACTTTTCGTGATACCATAAAGTTGCCACACATCATGAATCACGAGGTTCTTATGACCAGATACGATCTTCTTTCCGTCCTTCTGGACAACGGCGGCGAAATGGAGCAGTCCCAGCTGTTGAACAAATTCCCGGACAACCAAGTTACCGCCGAAGGCTTTTTCCAAATGCTTCTGGATGACCGCTGCATCAAATGCGGCAAAGAGCCGTGGTCAACTGTCTCCATCACATTCAAAGGCAAAGCCCTTTACTCACAGCTTGATCAGGAAAAGAAAGACCACGACGAGGAACGCGCCTACATTCGAACCGTAAATCACAGCTCTCGCAATATCGCAATAATAGCCGCGTGCGCTGGTGTTATCGCCGCCGTCTTGTCTTTTATCCAACTCCTTATGCTCCTTCGGGGATAACCGCCGTAAATGGCTCACCAGCACCCAAATGTTCCCGATCAATACAGCGGTGCAGTACTGAAAGGCCAATACTGCTCCTGCGCCCATTCTCTCACCACCTCTCTTTGCAAACGCTAACATATTCAACTTGCAAACATATAATAACGCTATCTAAGTAAACCGTCAAGCCAAAAACGCAAACTAACGCAACTTTGGCTGATTGTACAAAATATGTCGAGGTAATTTGTATGTTTTTTCAAAACTTCCTTCGCTTATGTAACAGCGTAAATAAAAAGCCGTCATCTGTTGCACTTGATTTGGGCATTGCAAAATCAACTGTTTCCCGTTGGAAAGAGGGTTCCGCGCCTCATCCGGCAACGCTTCAAAAACTGGCCGACTATTTCAACGTTCCTGTGGAATCCCTGACCGAAGAGCAAAAAGAAACCGCGCCCACCGTTACCGATGAGCGCGATCTTGAAATGCTGTCTTTGCTGTCCCGCCTTACGCCGGAGCAGAAGAAGATGCTTCTTCTCCAGATAAAAGGGCTTTTGCCGCCGCAAGAATAATGTCTTTCTCCGCCTCCCCCAGCTGCACAAACAGGTTTATCAACTCTCTGTCCATTTTCTTCCCCTTTCTTACGTCAAATCGTCCAATTTATCTCCAGTGTTTTATTCAGTTGTACTAAAATCCCCTGCAATTTCTTCACCAAGTTGTATAATAAGTGCCAGAAAGGGGGTGTGGTTTTGTGGATAATTCCACGGAAGATGCCGGAACTGTTCGCTATCAATTAAAAAATGTGCCGCCGACAAACCTATTTGGTGACCAGCAGAATCATATCGAACAATGCAAACCCGCCCCGAAGCCGAAGAAAAAAGTTTTGTGGATAATTATTTTATGCCTTTGCCTCTTTGTCGGCGGATTTTGTTATGGAGATTCCGTCGGATACGAGCGGGCAAAGGACGAATGGTACCACTACGGATACAAAGACGGCGAGAAAGCCGGATATTCGAAAGGGAAAACAGCCGGTTACAATTCAGGTTATACAAAGGGGTACAACACGGGGTACAGTAACGGATATAATGCTGGGTATGAAGACGCCCAACCATCATACAGTTATACGCCATACGTTGATTACACAGTTTATATTACGGCAACAGGCTCCAAGTACCACAGGTGGGGATGTCAGTACCTGCGCTCAAGCTGTTATTCCATTTCACTGACCGACGCAATCGCCAGCGGATACACGGCATGTTCCGTGTGCAGCCCATAGTTTAGGCGCCCCCGCCGCCTCCGCAACGGCGGCGGGGACTTGCAGCAGCCACGCCAACCATCACGCCTGTCTGCTGCGGCTTTACCGTAGCAGTTTTAAGTTGGGTCGGTCAACGCCAAAAAGGGGAAACCGCGGTTTTCTCGCAACAGAATTAGGATAATTGACCGCCAAAAAGGGGAAAAGAGGGAAAAATGGAAGATACGTTAAAGGAATTGTGCCGCAAAGCACGGGATCGACAGAATATCACCATTCAGGACCTGGCAGACGAAACCGGAATTTCCATATCCACCATCGGAAACTTTTTTGCTTCCAAATCCAAAGCGCCCAACGTCTATAATGCCGGAGCCATCTGCGCCACCCTCGGGGTGTCTCTTGACGAATACTTCGGGATAGAGCCGGTCATAACTACAGAAGATGAATTGGCGCAGGCCAACGAACAGCTTGCGCATCAAAAACAGATCCATGACGCCGATGTGCATATAGCCCGTCTTGAGGGTGGCATAGAGCAGATGAAGAAAACCATTGAATACCAGCGCAAGAAAGTAAGGGACACCAAATTTGCCATTTATGGCCTTATGCTCTTGTGTGCCATATTTATGGCTGTTATCGTGGGATATATTTTTTTTGACTACTGCGTCCCTAACCAAGGACTTATTCAGGGAGGGCAGGCCGGTGTATTCGCATGGCTCGTCTTTTTGTTGCTTGCCGCCGGTATCGGCATATTTGCCGCTGTTTTTATCATGTACTTGCGTTACGCAAGGAAACACACACCAGACTTCAGAGAATAAAACATTCGTTCTATTTTACACAGACATTGTACATCACAAGTTTCTTGTTTTCAATAGACGTAATTCACAAGTTTCTTGTTGTATTTTTGTATGTAACCCCCATTGGAGGTACCCCATGAAAATACCAAAAGCCACACAGCTGCCATCCGGCAACTGGAACGTTAACGTTATGATCGACGGTCGGCGCATCTCCGTTACCGCACCCACCAAGCGCGAGGCGGAAAACGAAGCCGCCGCCCTGAAGTCCGGCGCCAAGCGTTCCGTGTCAAAATCTTTTTTGTCGGTAGGTGAAGCCATAGACGAGTATATCGCCAGCCGCGACGCGATCTTGTCGCCATCCACCATTGCCGGCTATAAGCGAATACGGGCAAATGCCATGCCCGAGCTTATGAGCGTACCGGTGGATAAGCTCACGCCGCAGGCTGTTCAGAGATCGGTCAACGTAATGGCAAAAACAAAGTCCCCTAAAAGTGTCCGAAATGCACACGGCCTTTTAAGTGCCGCCCTGTCCGTCTACCGGCCTGATTTGGTTCTTCGTACCGCGCTGCCCCAAAAAGAGAAATACGACATAGCCATACCGTCAGGGGACGATGTAGCCGCCATTATGCACGCGGCAAAAGGCACGGAGGCGGAGCTACCCATTATGCTTGCCATGTGGCTTGGGCTGCGCATGTCTGAAATATTGGGGCTGAAATGGCAGGACATAGACGAGAATACATTGCACATACGCCGCGCCCTGATAGACGAAGGTGAAAAGACCACAAAGACATATTCGTCCCAGCGGGACTTGCCGATTCCACCTTACATACGCCAGCTGTTGGAGGCTGCGCCTAAAACCTCCGACCACATTGTTCCGCTTTCTCGCCGAGGCGTGTATGTGCGATTTCAAACCGTCTGCCGCCGCGCAGGCGTACAGCACTACCGTTTCCACGATCTCCGCCACATTAACGCCTCCGTTATGCTAGCTCTTAACGTGCCGAACAAGTACGCGCAGGAGCGCATGGGTCACGCCTCAGACAATATGCTCAAAACGGTCTACCAGCACACCATGACAGCCGAAGCTATCGCTGTCGCCGCAAAGGTAGACGATTATTTTAACTCAAAATTACAGATGGAATTACAGACGAAACAGAAATAATGTAGTAATTACAATGCTTTCAAGCGCTATAACACAGGGTTCGAATCCCCGACGAGGCACCAGAAACAAAGCCACCCCTAAGGGGTGGCTTTGTTTCTGGTGCAGCACTTTTGCTTCGCAAAAGTGGTCGCCTGCGGGCGGGTGACTGAACGCGAGCGGGGGAACCCGCTAAGGTTCCCCCCTCACACTCCCCCTTCCTTGCGATAGGCAGGGGTGAGGAAACAAAACCGGTGGGTAATCACAAAAGAGGAAGATACCTTTCGGTATCTTCCTCTTTTGCTGTTTTGCCACCGGGGATTTCCATTGTTACCTCCCCGGTTGTCTATTTCTCTGCCGCGCTGTGAGTGCCGGGAGCGGGGCACAGATGCGCTCCGCTCCCGACTTCTTATGCGTTTTTTCTCAGGCGGCCTGCTCCCCCGCTTCCGTCTGAGGGACTTCACCGGTGACAGACTCCTCAACGGTTTCCGGCACATCGTCCACCGCAGGCGCAAGCTCCACGGGCGCGCCGCCGTCCTTCGTCTGGACCGCGTCATCCTCCGCACCGGTGTCCACCGGTGCGCTGTCCTCGTCCGCGTCAGCCGTCTGCGTGTCCTGCTGTGCTTCCAGCATACGCGCCAGCGCCGTCAGGTCAGCCGCAGAGAGGATGCCGTCGCCGTTGATATCCGCTCTGGTAGTATCCTCCAGATCGTCAATGCCCGCCATGAAGCACGCCAGCGCCGCGTAATAGTCCCAGTGGCGCTGGCCGATTGGGCTTGAAAATAAAAATCCCACACAAGACTTTGGATAGCCCGGGAAACATCCCGCTTGACCCTGTGGGGCGGGGTCTGTATAATAGGGGAGCAAACACATGGTAAAGGGAGAAAGCACATGGCGAAGCAGGATCTTCTTCTTGAATTGCGCGAGGGGCGTC